GGCCGCGAGCGGGTCAAGACCTCGGCGCTGTCGCGCGTCCTGCGGCGCCCTAACACCTATCAGTCGCCCTCGGATTTTTTTCTCTACTTGACCGATTGCCTCTATGGCGAGGGCGCGGCCTTCGGGCTGGCGCTGCGCAATGCACGCTTTGAAATCACCGAAATTCATCTGATGAACCCGCGGCATTGCTGGCCGCGCGTCGCCCAGAACGGCGAGGTTTTTTATACGCTCGCCGGCAACCATGTCGTCGAGCGCTTATTCGCCGACAACCCGGTCTTCCTCGAAAGCGTGCCGGCGCGCGATGTCTTGCATGTCCGCCTTCCCGACCAGCGCTACCCGCTGCGCGGCATCCCGCCGCTGGAATCGGCACTGCTCGAACTCGGGGTCTCGGGGGCGATGATGGCGCAGGCACTGGCCTACGCCAGCAACCAGGGGCGGCCGAGCGGCGTCCTGCAAACCGACGCGAGCTTTCACGCAAACCCCGAGGCGGTGCGGCAGCTCCGCGCGTCGTGGAACGAGCAGACGCAAGGCGTCAACGTCGGCGGTACGCCGATCCTGACGGACGGGCTAAAGTGGGCGCCGGCCGTGATGAACAGCCGCGACGCGCAGCTTGCCGAGATGCTGCAAATCTCCGACCAGCGCATCGCCACCGCGTACCGCGTACCGCTGCCGCTGTTGAGCTTGATGAACAGCCAGGGCCCGCAGGCGTCGACCGAAAGCCTGATGGCGTTCTGGGTCTCGACTGGCCTCGGCTTCGCCGCCAATCACATCGAAGACGCCTTCGGGCGGCTCTTCGCGCTCGCCGGCTGGCCGGACGATTACCTCGAGCTCGACCTCGAAGCGCTGTTGCGGGCGAACTTCAAGGATCGCATCGCGGCTTTGGCCCAAGGCGTTCAGGGCGGCATCTTCTCGCCCAACGAGGCACGCGCGAAAGAAGACCTGCCGGCGATGCCGTTTGGCGACGAGCCTCGCGTCCAGCAGCAGGTCGTCCCGCTCAGCGCGTGGGCCAAGGCGCCGCCGGCGACACCCGCACCCAACGCGCCGCCCGCCGCGCCACCGGCGGACGGTTCCGCCGACGATGGGAGTGGCGATGCCGTCGATCAATCCAAGGCCCTCGCCGCTCGGTTCCGACGCCGCGCAGCAGCCAATGACGACCACAATCTCGCCGCTTGAGGCGCTCGCCGACGAGCTCGGCGACTTCGCTGCGCGCATCGAGCGCGACCTGAAGCTATCGGTCGGCGCCATGCTCGCCGAGGTTCGGGAAGAGATGTCCGCACTGCGGGCCAGCCGCGCCGAAACCGAGCTGCGCCTCGATCGCGCCGTCGCGGCAAAGCTCGCCGAGTTGCAGGACGGGCCGCCAGGGCCCGCTGGTGAGCGCGGGGAGAGGGGAGAAGCGGGGGAGGCTATCGAAGGGCCGCCGGGCGTCCAGGGCATTCCTGGGCCGCCTGGCGCGCCCGGAGAGGTTGGCGACCGAGGGGAGTGTGGGCCGATCGGCGAAACCGGGCCCGTCGGGACCGCCGGACCACCCGGCGAAGCGGGTCCGCCGGGCAAGTTCATGCCACCGAATGCGTGGGCGAAGGGCATCCACTACGAGTGCGCGCTGGTCACACACCGCGGCTCGACCTGGTGCGCAGCTCGGGATACCGCCGAGGAGCCGCCGCACGATGATTGGATTGTCGTCGCGGCCTGCGGCGAGGTTCCCTACGTCGGCGAGGTTTGCGGACTTTTTGACCCGAAAGGTGCGTATCGGAAGCTCGACCTCGTCACGTTCAACGGTTCGGAATGGCGGGCGAAGCGGGATAACCCGGGCCCGCTGCCGGGCGATGGGTGGCAATTGGCGGGGCAGGCCGGCAGCCGCGGCAAGTCTGGCGACCGCGGCGAGCGCGGCGACCGCGGCCCGGCCGGACCGTCGGGCCCATCAATCATCGATTGGGCGATGAAGGGCTATCAGGCGGTGCCGATCATGAGCGACGGCAGCCTCGGGCCAGCGCTCGATCTGCGCGAAGTGTTCGAGCTCTATCATGCCGAGCGGGTGTGATGCCGACCAATCCGCGCTACCAGCTCAGCCGCGTGATCGTGCCGGCGACGAGCCTCGCGCTGGTGACCCTCGATCAGGCCAAGGTCGCGCTCGGCATCGACCCGGCGGATACCTCCAAGGACGCCCTCGTCCAGCAGTACATCGATCAGATATCGGCGGCGATCGACAACTACTGCGGCCGCACTTTTGCCCGGCAGACCTATCGAGATCAGAACCGCTACGTCTGCAACTGGCTCAATCCCGGCGACCCGCTGCTGACGCGGCAATGGCCGATCCCGCTCGATGATGGTGGCGTGCCGGTGCTGACGGTCACCGAGCAAGGGACCGTGGTCGATCCGGCGCAGTGGGAGGTCGACACGGAGACGGGCTCGCTCTATCGGCTCGACGCCTCGGCGATGATGTACCCGTGGACCAGCAACCTGATCGTGCTGGACTACGATGCCGGCTACGACGTGATCCCGGCAGACGTGCAAGGCGCGGCCCTCCAATACCTCTCGCAGCAATGGTTCACCGACATCCGTGACCCGACCTTGCGGAGCGAGACGATCCCCGATGTCATCAGCCAGACCTATGCGGACCCGTCGGCCGGCGGCGCGACCGCTGTCCCGCTTGGCGTGCGCGACTGGCTGACGCCCTATCGCCGGTGGTTTGTATGAGTCCGCAGGAGATGATCGCCAGCCTCGACGCTGCGCTTGCCCGCTACGGCCAGATGGTGACGCTCCAGCGCACCGCGATCGACGCGTCGAGCGGCGCCATTACCATCAGCGAAGAGGTGACCTGTGCCGCCAAGGTGCGCCCGTTTGGGCCGCAGGATCTGGACGCCGGCGAGGTGCAGGACATCCAGGTCGTTTTGAGCCCGACCGGGATCGGCGCTTTCGGCATTCCCAACCGCGACGACCGCATCCTGATCGGCAGCAATCCCAGCAACGCCGAGCAGATCGCGCCGCTCTACTACGGCGGCCAGCTCGTCCGCGTGAACCTGCTCTGTCGAGGATAGCGCCATGCTGGTCGTGCAAATCCTGTTCTGGGTGCTCTTGATCATCTGGGCGGTGCTCGGGCCGCCGTGGGGCGCGTGGGGCGACCGCACGCCGGCATGGTCGGGACACCTCGTCCAGATCATCCTGTTCGTCTGCCTCGGCCTGGCGGTGTTCAGCGGCGGGTTCCTGTTGGTGCGATGACCGACCAACGCGAGGCGATCCTGTCGCGGCTGGTGGCGGTGTGCGGCGAGGTCGAGGGCATCAACGCGGTCGGCCGCAACACGCTCGACGTTTCCGAGATGCTGCGGCCCGCGGTGATCGTGCTCGACGGCTCGGAACAGATCGTCACGGCAGCGCTGACCGACTACCGGGCGCCGACCGTGACCAAGCGGCAGATTATGCAACTCGTGCCGCAGATCATCATCGCCCTGCGCGGCAACACCGGCGCCGAGGGCGGCACGCTGCTGACGCTTTACCGCAACCGGGTGCTGTCGGGCATCCTCAACGACGCGGCGCTGCAAGCCAGCGTCACCAGCAACGGCGGCATCCGCTATACCGGCTGCGTGGTGCCGCCGCCCGACGCCGAGGGGCGAGAGTTCCGCATCGACCTCAACCTCACATTCACCTACACCTTCAACTTGGACGAGCTGCAATGATCGATTTCAAGATCAAGTTCGACGATACCAAGGTCAAGCTGATGCTCGACCAGTTCCCGGCAAAGCTCCAAGCCAACATTGTGCGCCGGCTTGAGCCCGTCATGGCCGAGGCACAAGCCAAAGTGCGCGCCGGCGAGCCGCACCGCACCGGGCGGCTGCAAGCGGAGACGAAGCGCTTTGTCGACGAGCACGAGAACTGGGTTCGCGGCCGGGTGCGCATCCTTGGTCCCGGAGGCCGCGGCCACAACGTCGCCGCCGCCGCCCTCGAATACGGCTCGCACAAGAGTATCCCGGTAAAGGGCTACCGCCGCGGCGGCACCCCGGTCGCGGCCTATCGCCGACGCACCAACATCGCCGAACAGCGGTTCCTGCGCAACGCGGCCGAGGTAATGCGCCCGAAGGCGAGCGCCGAATTGCAGGCGGCCATTGCCGACACCATCGCCGACGCCAACAAATGAATTAGAGGAGAACCTACGATGCAAGGAGCCTCACCCCGCGTCGCGACGCCCGGCACGTTCAACGTCTTCGGCGCCGACCAGAT